CGTTCAGCAGGATCGTCGAGTACATGAGCTTCCAGCTCAGCACCCGAATCTGGTTCATCGGGTCGCTCTTGTCGGCGTCCTTCAGCAGCGCGAACTTCGCGTTGTCGAGCTTCACCTGGCCGTAGGCACCGCGCCCGAACACGTAGGTCGGGTACACGGTGACGCCGGTCGCGGGCGCTGCAGGCGGAACCTGCGCAACGCCAGTGCCGGTGAGCACCACGGTCTGGTTCGGAGCGAGCTGCGTCGCCTGCCCCGAGAGCGGGCCGTAGGTCGGGCCAGCGACGCACAGGGCGAGGTTCTGCGGACTCGAAGTCGTTCCAATGTATATGCTGAACGTGAAGCCCGGGAGCGCCGGCAGAGTGACCGAAATCGACCCGTTGGGGCCGGTGACGGCAATCGAACCGGAGACCTGATAGACGCGGCTCTCGTACTGGTTCTGCGTGTCGGACGCAGTGACCTGGATGAAGTAGTTGTTGGTGGCGAGGCTTCCCGCCGTGCCGGCCGTGCCGGTGATGGCAGCGACACCGACCCAGGTCGGGACCATGTTCGACTGGCAGAAGCGGATACCGCGCCACTCGCCGGCCTCGAAGTTGTAGAGCCGGTTGATGTCGCTGTACTGCCACGCCGTCTTCACGTCCGAAGCGTTGGCAAAGTCGGCAATGACGAACGGGTGCGCGATCGCCGCGTAGTGCGGCATGGTCCGCGGGTTCTCGGAGGCGCGACCGCCGCCCTGATCCACGTCCTTGTCCGTGTCCGTCTGCTCGTCGCCGAGGAAGCGCGGAGCTCCAAGGTTGACCATCAGCGCGGAAGTGCGGTTGATCGTCGTGCTGTCGAGGTTGTCGTTGGCGACCAGCGCGGCGCGAGAGCCACGGCTGTTCACGTAGTTCACCTGCGTCAGCGCGTTCAGCGCGTTGAAGGTGTTGCGCTCCAACGTCTCCGACATTTGGAGGGCCATGAGCTCGTTCGCCTTGGCGACCAGCGGGTGCTTGATCGTCATCTCGGCAACGTCGGTGATCTTCACCAGGTCGCCCCACTGCTGCGCGGTGGCGCTCACCTGCTGGAGAGTCAGTGATTGGCCCTGCGTCGGCGGAACGCCTTCGCTGATGGGCTGGAACGGCAGGGGCAAGCGCTGGAAGCGCGTCGCGGTGTAGGTGGTGCCGCGGCCCTTTTCGAGCGTCAGCGGGTCGCCGAAACGATAGGCGCATAGCTGGCGACGGGCCAGCGGGAGCACCTGATCGGCGATATAGTTTTCAATGTCCGAGCTGAACTGGCTCGCGAAGTTCGTACCTGCCATTGTCTGGTCCCTTCCCCTAAAGGCGGGACCAGGTGGCCGCCGCCGCTAGAACGTGTAGTCTTCCAACCTCTTGTCCCTTGCGGCTCGCTCGTCCTTGTCCCGACCCCGAGGAGCATCGGATGCTCCCCCCGCTGGCCGGGCACGTTCCCGGTCAAGGTTCCCCGCAGCTTTCTTCGCCGCGCGCTCCCTCGCCTTGGGCGCCTTCTCAAGAACCTGCTGGCCGATGAGATAGGCGGCGAGTGTCTGTCGCGGCACCGTCTGTCCGTTCGCGCGGAGCTTGGTAAGTTCGGCCTCAACCTTGTCCTTCACCTTGGCGAGGGCCGCGTTAGCGGCACAGGCGGCGGCGAATTCGGCTCGGTCAGTGCTGTCGGCGATTTGAGCCTGGAGCGATCCGAGCTGGCGTCGGCTTTCCTCAACGTCCTTGCGACGGAGGTATTCTTGCCGATCCCATGGGTCCATCTGAGCGAGGCGTTCGCGCTCGGCGCGTTCCTGCTCGGCGGTGTTCGTTCGGGTTTGGCCGTTGAGAGCTTCTCTGGCTAGGCGTTCCGCCTCTGCTGCCCTCTCACGAGCCTCCCGAAGTTCCCGGTCCAGCGCCTCAATCCGAGCCTGGGCTCGTGAGGGCCTTCGCGCCGGCTGTTCTTCGATTTCTTCCTCATCATCGCCCGCATTAAGGTCCTGATGTGTTTCGAGGTCCTGCTGATCCTCAGACTGGTCTGTGTCCTGCTGCTGATCCTCAGTATCGTCGAAGTCTTGGATGTCGTCGAAGTCTTCGCCGTCTTCCGGGTCCATGGTCGTTGCTTCCTAGCCGATAGCGTCGGCAAGACGAGGGTGGTGAGTTGCGCCCACCAGTCGAGGTGGAGCGGATAATGTTTCACGTGGAACAAAGTGTCAAGCGCGGTAGTTGAGTGCTCTCAACTACTCCTTCCGAGGCATAGTCACCGCACCAGCGCGGGCCATCTGGTCGGGATGAATTTGCCCCGGAGCTCCCGGTTGCGACTGAGGCCCGCGGGGCTGTCCTCCCATCCGCGGCCCGCCGCCGCCACCGCCCGCCTGCGACATCGACGCCTTCATTTGCTGCATAGCCTTGGCCTGCGCCGCCTGCTGATGCAGCGCCATGTGCTTGCGCACCGTCCCGTGGGGATCGCCCTGGGCGAGCGCCTGCTGGTGCACCTGCAAATGCTGCGCGTCATTGTCGCCGGGGTGGATCGGAGTGTCGAGCCCGTGAATCATCATCTCGTTTTCGATGTGCGGGTCGATCGAAATTACGTCCTCTTCGCTGAATATCTGCGGCGAAAGAAGAGGCCCGAACAGGTTCTCTACCAGTTGGCTGATGATTGGCGCGAGGTTGAGTTTATAGCCCGGGTACGCCTGCGGCGGGATTCCGCGCAGCACGTTCACGCCGGCAATCTGCTGCTGGAGCTTAGCCGCGTTCTTCGCTGCCTCGACCCCGAACCAGCGGAATTCCACGGTGCGATCGACCTGTTGCGGCTCCAGCGTCTCCATCTGGATTTTCTGCCCGAGAGGCCCGAAGGTCCGAATGAGTATGCTGTCGTCGCGGAACTGGTGATCGAACTCAAGGATGAGAGTCAGCAGAGGCGTGAGTATGCCCTCTTCGAGCACTGTCACCGCGTCGGCCGTCGTGATGATGTCAACCTGTTGCTCCTGCGCAACCTCGGCCTGGTTCATCTTCCGATTCTTGCCGGTGGTCCCCGGGATCATCGCCGGGTTCACGCTGAGCGTCTGAAATATCTGCGAGCGAATTTCCATGATCCGCTCAACCCCGTCCTTCCACATATCGGGGAATTTGGCGAACTGCGTATCGTTCGGAGAGGTCTCCCACACCGCAGCCGGCGCGAGCACCAGGCTTCCGAGCCGCGGGTTCTTGGCCGGGTCGGTCATAATGATCGGGAGCAGCGAGAAGTGGCCGCTGTCGGCTGACTCGTTTACCGTGTCGTTGGCGAGGATGTGGAAGTCGAGCACGCTCGAAACCGGAGCGCGGCCCTTGAACACGCCGCTCGTGCGGCTGACCGGGCACGACAACACCGGCACCCGATCGCACCAGTAGGGATTGCGCTTGATCGAGAGGAAAATCTTCTCGCCCGCCCACAGGATTCGGCAGATGCGGCGCTCACCGTCGATCTTCAGCTTGCACCAAATCTCGTACACGTAGGCGACCTTGGAGCCGCGATAGACTTTCACCCCGGCCGCCGACCCCTGCGCCTTCGGAGTGTCGGCATTGCGGTGCGCCGTAGACTCGCTGTTCATCGTTGCGAGGATCGCTTCAGCGGCCTTCTTGTCGATTTCGTTGTTGGCGATGAGGCGCTTGATTTCGCCCTTCGTCCACCGCCTCAGGACAACCACGCCGCCACCGGATTCGATGGCCTGCTCGATCGTCTGAGCGGTCGCCGGGAACACTGCCACGTCGGCATCCGAGAGGACCTCGATGCGCGGCCCGCTGTCCGAGACCTCGGTCTCGTCGTCCATGTCGTCGACCGGCTCGGCGGCCTCCTCAGGCACTTCCTCGCCGTCGACCTCGACCGGCCGCTTCACCTTGGCCGTGACGTGCCGGGTAACTTTTTCCCAACTGACGTAGAGGTTGTACTGACCCTCGATGTCGCCGTTGATAAGCAACGGGTCGACGACGTTGGTCTTCAGCCTGAGCTTGCGGATGTAGTGCTCAAGGAGGCTGATGGTCCCGTAGGGCGTTCCCCCCGATCCCACGGCCTCGATGTGCTTCTGGCTCTCGGGGAAGAGCTGGTTGGAAAAGCGCGTCTTCCGCGCATCGACCGCATCCTGAACGAACGGCGTGCAGATGGTGCTCGTGCCGTGGTAGAACTGACGGTCGGAGAGGACGCAGTTGTAGGCGTCCCAATGATCGAGCGCGGATTCGCCGCGATCGCTCTGGCCCTCCAGCGCCTTGCCCGCGGTCTCGCAAATCTTTAGCGCCTCCTCGGCCACTCTTTTGCGACCCGACAGGTCGGCGTCCCGTGCGATATTAGCCATCCCTTACCTCCTCGCCGAAATGAACCGGCGCCCCGTGGCCGTGTAGTCGTACCCGACCTCTTCGCGGTCCTGCATGAAGTTGGTACTGGTGAGCGCGACGAAGCT